AAATACTTCGCTTTGTTCTGTTGGTATTTCTTCTTCAGACATACTAGCAAAGTCATCAGCCGATTCAAACGGCTGTTCAGATTCGTTAATATCGTATTGTATTTTTTTCTCAGCCATTTACACAAAATTTAAGTAAAACCAATAGATATACATTATACAACGGTTTAAAGGTTTTGTCAACCCCTAAAGACAAAATAAATTTAATATCCGAATACTTCGTCTACGGGTTGTGCTGTATCTAGGTTTCGTTTAAATTCAAACATGTCTTGGTGAACATTTGCTCTTGGTCTTGACATTATCAAATAACGCAGTGCATCATAAGCATGGTCAGGTGCTTTTGTATCGACATCTTCTGGTCTTATCTTATCAACTGGTATTGTTTGTAATTCTCTAATAAGATGAGGACAAGAGTTAAAAATTTGCATCTTAGGTCTACCATCTATCTTATTAGGTTTTAATCTTTCATGTATTTGTATTTTACCCGCTAATCTATTTTTATCAGCCGGTCTTAGCTTATGTCCAGCTCTAACAAGTATCTCTCCTATTGTTGGACCAGTATAGCCAGTTCTATTCCAAGCTGCACCGTCTAACACTCCCGGTATAGAATAAGCATCATCTTCTTCATAAGCTGTTATGCGTTCTGCTAAATCCTCACCAGTTAATCCTTTTTGATATAGTTCTCTATATATTATAAGTGTATCATCTTCTGGGTCAACCGCTGCCCATATCACAGCAGACTCCGCAGAATAACCGTAGTCAACTCCTTTAAGTCTTGACCAACTAGGAGGTATAGCAAAAGGAGGAATAATATGTTTTTCTGTGTCAAATTCTACAAACGCTGCACCTTCATTAATATCCCAGTTACCTTCTAGTAATTGTTTTCGTTGTACTGGAGGTAGAGACTCTAACATCTTTAAGTAGTCAGTGTCTGCTAAGTAAGGGTTATCTTGTAGTAAAGCAGGTATAAACTTTCTAAACACACCGTCTTTACCTAAGAAGGTTTCATTGGCTGGCGCTCCTTCTATATATCTTTTCTTTACCCACGCTGCTCCGCTACCGCCGGGGTTCGCAGTACAACGCATATAGGTTTGTATTTCTGGGTCTGTTGTTCTTAGTCGAGAGGCTAAGTAGTTCCACGCAAACTCGGTGGGTAGGTGAGTGATTTCATCAAAGCCAATCCAACTGTAGGCTTGTCCTTGGAATCTATATACATCTGAATCTTTTTCTAAGAAGGAGAATTGAATAGTAGCGCCAGAAGGGAACTTCCATATTTTGTCCACTTCTCTAAACTTAGCTCCGATAAAAGCCTTGGGGTAAAGCTCCCTACTCTTATCAATGAGTTCTCTAAGTTCAGGCATAGAGCGTCTTAGTATTAATGCTCTGTGTTGTTCTCTGTGTGCGTATCGTAATGGGTCAACTAACATAGCGTAAGACTTACCGCCTCCAGCTGCGCCACCATACAAAACATCTTTCTCAGGGGCGGCGAGGAAATCTGTTTGCGGTCCGGGGTTTGGTTCAAAGAGTATCCTCTTGCCCGCTAAGTTAGCACCTTTGATTGCTTCCTTAGATATTATACTCTTTTTCGGATTGCTTGCTACTTTCTTTGCAGCTCTAGTAGCGGTCTTTACTTTCTTACTCGCTATTTTTTTATTAGCTTTCTTTTTTTTATTTGCTCCCTTAACTTTGCTGAAGCGTCTAACAGCCCCTTTTTTAAATCCTCTTTTCTTAGCAGGAGTTCCATCAGCCTTTAGTTTTACTTTATCATCAACAACAGCGTACTGTTCTATATCTAAGTCAGGGTATTTCTTTTTAAACTCATCAAGGCTTATGTAACTAACAACAGTCATTTCTTAACTTTGCCACCCTTCTTAAATCCTTTTTTCATTTTTGCATAAGCTGAATCACTAATAGTAGAGTTTGCTTTACTTCTACTTGTACCTGCTTTCTTTCTAGCATTCATATTATCGTATAAACCTTTTTTCTTATTTGTATTTGCCATTATTAAATTCCTTATTAGCTAAAGAGTATCTTTAAGAAGTTCCTTATTTTAATTATTTATAAAATTAATAAAATAATTGCTCTTTCAGATATTCTATAAGAATATTATACACAATAATTTATGAAATGTCAAGCGATTTATATCTTTTATTTATTACTTTCATTAAACCCGCTGGACTAATCTTTCTATCTGTCTTAAAATATAAGTAATCACAAGCTTCACGCAATGACAATGCTTTATTTTTTACATAACCAGCAGTTTCATCTAGAGCATCTAACTGAGACTCTATAGGTTCGTAGAAACCTTCGTGGTGTTCCGAATCTTTGTAACCAAATGGTATAGTAGAACCCTTCTTTCTTACTAACACTATCTCTTTATCTTGTTTTTGTAGTAGACTAGTCATTGATTACCTCTGCATCTTCCATATCTATAGTTATATTATCTTTTGCAGGCATCACAAAGATACCTCCTGTGACTGTATGGTCTACACTTACCTTTGCTTCTTTAATAACACCTACTCTATCTAGCAAACTCTGTGCAGCATTTAGTTTTTGGTTAGCTTGAGGTATAGGTATATTACTTTCCATAATATCTACAAGCTTATTAGCAGCTTTTGGAGCATTCCGCGCTAAAATCAGCGTAGCTATCTCTACAATTTCTTTCTGTAAGGACTTAACTAGCGCAGTAGACCCTGCACCTTCTTTATATCCCGCCTTAACCATAGCATTATTAATGTTTCCAAGGGGGTCTTCGTACAAAGCATCCAAGAACTTCTCTTGTTTCTCCGTATACTCTCTTCCATCTTTCTTTACAACCGCTGGTATCATAAGGTATTCCCAATATTAGTTATTATAATAGTATATTAAGTATACACTAGCTTTCTGCATTTGTCAAGTAACTGGTTAACATTCTTTTTTGGCGTAAAATGTATAACATTGCTATAACTACACTACGGGGGCGGGGGGTGGCATGCCTACCCCCTATGATTGCTCACACACGCGCGCATATTTTACCGCGCACACGCGCACAATCTCTCAGTCGCGCGGACAGGCGTGTAATATGACTGGAATTCTGGTAAACAAAAAAAAATAATCGTTGACAGTGTGAAATTTTTATGCTATTACGCGCGCGTTACCATCGTTTTTGGCTTTGTAGCAACATTTTTAAGTAATTAAATAATTTTCGGTTGATGTCATCGGCGCAAGCCCAGAATTTTAAAAGGCTGGCGGTATGCTCATTAAAAAATCTTTCACCAAATAAAATAAAAACGCTTGACATGTGAATGAGTCTTCGGTAAAAAGAAGGGTATCAGTTGATGACGCGCTGATTTTATACCAACCAACCGCAAGCAATTCAACCGCGGTTGATTTGGTAGCACTTTAAAAATTAGGTTATAGGTAATGCATTTGGAACGGTTCGTTCATTAGTGCTGGAATACCTATAACCGTTAATAATATAACTAACCAAAGGAAATAAAATGACTAAAAAAGTTGAAAATAAAAGAGTACATGAAGTTATTGAAACACCCGTTAATGATGTGAAAATGACTTCATTTTTAACCAATGTTAACTACCTTAACACCGCGGACGCTGATACAGAGAAAGCGAATGTTAAGGCGCTTTCAAAGTGTAACGATATAGTGCAAGATTTCAAAGGCTGGAATGCTCAAAATCTCACTACTAAATATCAAAAGTTATGCAATGATAGTGGCATATTTTTCAAAGCAAAAAAAGGTATTTGTTTGCATGAAAAAAGCGGGGTTAAGTTAGGAAAAACAGCTTCAACGATTGTTAGTGCTTGCAAGCGCTTTATCAACGATAATCAAATTATCGACGATAAAACCACTTATTCAAGCATTAAAGAGCATTTCAAGAAAAAACAACCGAAGTTGTCCGATGTTAGAAAGGCTCAAAATAAAAGAGTTTTGGCAATGAGTGACTCATTAATCACTAAAATGTTAAAGCTTTACGATGACAACCAAAAGAGCCAAAATACCGTTGACAATGTTATCAAAACAAAGGTAACGAAAAACAAAAAAGTCAAAGGTAAAATGGCAGGTGCTACGGCATAAGCCAAACGAAGAAACCCGCAGAAATGCGGGTTTTTTTGTGTATGCTTAAAAATGTTTAATGATTAATACTTGCGATTTTTACGAGGTGTTAATCATTAAAAATTTAAATGTAAATAGCAATTCAACCGCGGTTGATTTGCGCAAGGTCTTAGATTACAACCTATTTCAAATGTAATCTTATTGGAGATGATATGTCTAACCAATGGATAAAACTACCAAAACCAAAGGTAGAAGTTGTGCATAATGTCCGCAAGTTTAAAAGTCTAGCTGATTTTAACAAGTCGGTGCAGATGCGCAAGGAAAACGCCCGCAATAACAGAAACCTGTCAAGCGGTGCAAAACTGGTATACCTTAGTGGTAAGGCGCGTATGTGCAATGCTGAAAAGCTTTTGCAACGCGGTAATCAAATGCGAGGTTATAAGCTATGAACTTTTATGTAGAAGCTGATACCTTTGGAACTTGGCGCGGAGATGTCGAGATAACCAAGAAAGATATCGTCTTTCTAAGAGAGAGAAGAGCTAGTCGTTTGCTGAAAAGCAATGGCAAAAAGCTAAAGACAACTCTAAGAGAAGATGTTTTAGAAATGGTTAAAGACAAAGCGCAGACACTTGCTTATCAAGATAGTTGGAGTTTGAGCAATACCACTTCTAGCGGTTCTAAAGTTATAGAAATACAAGATGATAAACATAATGTCTTGTATGAAAACTAAGGTCTTAAACTATAACCTATTTTAAATATAGTTTTTTGGGAGTATATTTATGTCTATAGATGACTATGATACAAACAACCAAGACAGTCAAATTCTTAATGGTGATAGCGTGGAAAATCATCAACGAGAAGTTGACCAAATGCTGAACGAGATGCC